ACTAATCCGTCAATTCTTTCTACGATTTCATCGTAATAATTATTTAACGCTTTATGAACAGAGAAAGAAGTAGTTTGATGATGCCAAACGATAGCTTGTTCGTTAGATTGTTTTAAGCAATAAACTAAATCAACAAAGCAATCCATTGGAGTATCTTCGTTAGGCTCATTCTCTACTGGCTCAACACCCATAATAGGCATTTCAGTATCAGACATTTGAACATCACTAAATGCTTTAGTCTTAAATTGTTTTTCTAACTCTTGAATTTGATTTTCGAACTCTTTTATGTTTTTCATTATTTTGTATTTAAAATGTCATCTATGTTTTTAGGTAATTGTATCGGTTGAAAAGTATCTAATGTTTGTAGATTACTTGGAACGTATATCTTGTTAAGTTCATCTCTTAATTCATCTGGAACGTGAATACCCATTTCCTCATATTTCTGCAATGGAGTCAACCACCAAGCCTTATCTAACCAATCTACTTGTTGTACCTTGTTAGCTTCTAACTCTTGGTAAACTGTTAGATCATAATCTATATAAACATCTTGTTGATTTGCATAACCCCAATCTGTATGTAACTTCTTATTAAAGTCATCTCTAATCTCATTCAACAAAGGAATAGCACAACGTAATGTTAAAGCCTTTTCGCCTTCCATTTGGTTGTTGTAAGTCTTGTTCATTGAGTCATTCATCAATTGACTTGGCACACCATAAACGTTACATAAAGAAACCATATCCCACTTTTCTGATTCTAAGATACCTAATTCAACAGGACTTAAACCTATTTCCTTCCAATCTACTTTATATCCAGATACCGCAATTTGATTAAAGTTAGCTGAACCACCTTTTTCACTTACTGACCTTTTTAATGCAGCAGCTTGTTCGCTACCACTTATTGGGTCAAATCTATCATCGTTCATAAACAAGACACCAGCTGGACCACCATTTTGGAACGCTGACACCGCAGCAGTTTTTGCTTCGTTACTTCTAGTTAACGTTCTTGATGCAGCCTTTAATGGAGATTGACCATACAATTGATTACCTGTAATGTTCCATTGAGGATTAAAGTATTTATCGTGTAAGATTTCTTTCTTGTTGAATGACCATAATTTACCAAAGTAAAGTTGATACCCAGCAACTTGAGGAGGAAATACTTCTACGTTAGCTATAATAGCCATAAACTGTGATGGAAGTACATTAATAGATAAAGGTTTGCCTTCGTTTGCACCGCCTTCGATTAATCTACCATAGACAAAAGAATTACCAGTAACTAATTTAAAAGCACACCATTGCTCAACAATATCCGCCCAAGAGTCTTCATCGTTAGGATGCTTAAGCAATTCATTTAATCTTGTATCTCCTGTATATTCTTCAAATGCTTTAGTTCTTAATTCAAGAATATCCTTCCAGTTTTTAATCTTATCTGGCTGGCTCATTAAAGCCTTGTATTTTTTAGCAGCTGGTTCGTTTATAACCTTGTATACACTAAACGGAGCAAGTTTTGCTTTATCAGTAATTAATTTAACGATAGAATAAACAATGTCATTTGCACAATATCCATCGTTTACAAAAGATTGAGCATCTGCACCTTGCCAAGTTACAATCCCTCTTTCAATAGCAACTCTTGAGCCTAAAGGACCACTCATTGGTAGAACTGATTGCAAAGGATTAACGGCGGTAACTTTTTTCTTGGAGAAAATATCCCAAATAGCCATATTATTAATATTTAGTCAAAGTTAGTTATTTTATACTAAAATACGCTAACTACAAATTTAGGTTTGGTTAAATGAGTAAACACCGCATACCTACAAGCATCCATTAAGTCATCGTTTGCCTTTACAGGTTCTTCAATTACGTTATCGTTTTTGTCCTTCTTCCATTTGTAAGACATAAACTCTCTCTTTAAGTTTTTACTATTGTAGTGTAAGTTTATTGGGTAAGACTTCATCTTTACAATACCAGCCCATACATCCTTTTGTGCTGGTTTAATGTTAAAACCTTGTCGGTAAAGTTCTTCAATAGATTTAGGCTCGGCAGCATCCGCATAGATGGTTGCTCTTTCTGGTAACTTTTCTTTAATGATTCTTGATAGATCACTAAGAGTAAGTCCGCTTTGATAAACAATCTCTTCAAAGTAGTTTTGTCCTTCGTAGTGCGTAACTTTAACGAGTGCAGCAGGATGTACATAACCAAAGTCCAAGCCATAAAATACATCGCCATTCTCAATTTGGTCGTATTGCTTCCATTGAGTGTATATGATTTCCTTTGCCGACCCTCGCTCACCTAATCCGTAAACCTTCCACATAAAGTCATCTGGCAAGTCCTTGTACTGCTCAATGTTTCTTACTTGGCTATCAGTTAGGTTTGATATGTTGTTAAGATAAGTAGAATGGATGCGCTTGTTTGTAGGATTGTCGGCTATCTCATATACCCAAGAAATAAAGTCAGCAGGATTCCAATCTAAGAATACTTGTCCAGTTGTTCTTATAAGTAACTGGTCAAACAAAGCCTTGCTAATTAGGTTCGCCTCGTTTACAAATAGTATATCCCTTGCTGGTCCTTTTGCTTTATCTGGGTCTTCTAATCCAAATAACTCAATATAAGAGCCGTTCTTAAACGTATAAATGAAATCGGTGTACCTAAAATCCTTTTCATCCCAGATATTCCATTGTTCTAATATGTTTTTAAAATCCCTATAAACTCCACGCTTTATATGTGGTAGGGAATGAGAAACCATTGATATTCTTGTATTGGGTTTGCTTATTGCAATGTGAATCAACAACTGAACTACTGAATAACTTTTGCTTGATCTTGACCCACCTTCGTTACAGATTATAGGATAACCATCTTCGTATGCTTTTTTATTAGCATAAAATACGGGTGTAGCCTTAATCTTTAATTGGTTGACAATCTGCATCTGGCTCAATAGTTATTTGAACATTACCCTTTATGTCAGCGGTTATGTCAGTTGTTTGTTTAGGTTTACCTTCTAATCTATCCACTACTGCTTCGTAAGCTCTTTGGTCGCCTTTTAATGCTTTACTAATCATTTGCATATCCATCAATTCAAGAACTGTGAATTCTTCATCTTCTCCTGTAATTGGATTTTTTCTCTTTTGAACTAACTCAAGCAATCTAAGTAAACGAGTTTTAGAGTTCTGCACTCCTTTAGGTCTACCATTTGGGTTACCAGATTGCCCTTTTTCAAAATGTACTAAGTTATCTATACCAGCCATTGTATTTTCATTGTTTTTACAAAGATAAGCCACAATTAGGGCAAACCTTACCTTTTTTAGTATTGTCTATTGCTTTTGGTTCATCATTGCTTGGAACTAAGAAGTCTACGTTAACACCCCAATCGCTTAAATCTTCTAATTGCCAATCATCATTTGCTAACATATCCATATCCCACATTCCGTAATGTGTGTTATCAATTACAAGTAGTTTCTTCTTCTCTTGCTCTGTTAGGTTAGGCATTTTTATAACTGGCACATCTAAGATTCCTAAATCTAAACAAGCACGATACCTTTGATTGCCTCCTAAGATTACATTGTTTTCATCTATGATTAAAGGTTTAGCCTCAAGTAACTTTGGGTCATCCTTTATAGATTTAACCAACTTTGCAAAGTCATCTGCATCAATCTTTCTTGGATTGTTTGGGTTAGGTTTGATTTCGTTGATGTTCATTGTTGTTTTTTGTGTATTCTTTTATAAAGTCAGCCATAAAATTAAATGCTTCCTCTTTTTTTTCTCCAAATACATAGTGCGTACATCCGTCAATCTCAAACGTATAGCAGAAGTAACCAGCTACGGAATCTTCTTTGCAAGTTGCGTATATCTTACTTGTATCTATCAATTAGTTCTAATAATTCTGTTCTTTGCCATTTCTTGACCCTATTGTTAACCGCCTCAAACTCTAACTCTTTGACCGCTTTCTCTCCTATCCTTTCTACTAAACCTATTCGATACATTGCTTGGTTTCCATGCTTATACATATTGCATCCAGCACATTGCAAGTGTATATTCCATTCGTTAAACCTTAAAGCCGAATAACCTTTAACAGTAAAGTAATGACCAGCTTGATTGCCATTATAACTTCCACAACTAATGCAAGGCAATCCTTCGTCTCGCTTCCTTATGTAAGTATTAACTACCTTTTGGGTTTTCTCTAACAACTTTGGTAAAGGTATCAATGGCATTTAACAAAATTAGGGTTACTTTTTCAATCTAACAACACAAAGTCGGTCATTATGTTTGTAGCGTTTCTTATTTATTGGGTTCATATAGGTCATAATTGTTTTGTAATCTGTGCCTAAAAATCTTGATGCCTTTGCTATTGATCTAAACCATATCTCCTCTTTTGTATCTAAATAAATCAATTTTACTTCAATGTTGTTGTTTAATCCTGTCATCGGTTTATCAGTTTATAGTATAAAGTTTTTAATAATTCCCAAGCTATTATGGTTAAAATTATTTTAAGCATAGGTTATTTGTTTTGGTTTGTTACCTTTTTATATATAATTGTAACATATTTAATTTTTTTATAGCTGGTTTTGTAAGTGTAAGTACAAAGAATATCTTTTGCACTCGTTTTTTATAAATAGTTCATCCGTTAACCTTTCAAGTTCTTTATCGTTTTTGGCATTAACCTTGTAATAAGCGATTACTTTAGCCTTTATTTTTTCAGCTATTTTATTTGATAAATTAATTGTGTTTAGTTCTTTACGCTTCCAAAGAATGTCAAAAGCCATAATATTTAGCAGTTTCCAGTCCTTTTTAGCTGACTTCTCCCAATTTTGGTACAATGCCTCAATTACTTCATCATCATTTATTTTTGGTATATCTAAGGCTTTTGGTTCTATGTAACTCTTATTCCTTACTTGTACGGCTATTGGTTTATATGCAGCCATAACATCACCAAAGAATTTAGGGTTAAAAGTTATCGCCTTATCAACCGAAAGTTTACCCATTGCGTAAAGTTCAAAAG